CTTCATATGTGAACCCTCGAGGCTTTGCTGGCATAACTGGAGGTGGCGGAAATTCTTCCCTAGCTTCCTCTTTAGGCTGTTCTTGAGTCTGAACTTCAGATTGAGCATGCACTTGCCGCTTTAACTCATTTAGCTCATTCTCTCGTTTAGCTGCTTGAGATTGCCAATACTGATAACGTCGTTCATCATTCTTAGCATCAGTATCGGAAAGATTTTCCTGAATATGCTGAGGTTGTCCTTCTTGAGGAGCTTCAGTATTTTCTTCTTCCGTTTTGCCTATAAAAGCATCTTCAACGGTATGACTATCATCTTGGGAGTCTTCAACTGGCGTGCCAAAGCGTTCTGAAGTCTCGGCATTAAATGCTGCTTCACTTGAGAACGGGTTTGTTGGCTGTTGAGGAGTATCCTGTTTAATATCTTCCATCGTTTATTTTCCTTATTTTAGCTGCCCTTCACACCATTGGAAGGGGTTAAGCTGGTTTTAGTAGCTAAAGCAACATCACGCTTTAGATGTGTCATTTCGTCGCCAAGCCGTTTTTCAAATACTGTGGCAGCTGCCTTTGCTTTACTAGAGGTGCTATCAAGATTTGATTTAAACTTCTCAACTTCGACTTTTTTGCGCAGATTAACTGCTTCCCTGTCACGAGTCTGTAAGTCGCCTTTAAGTTTCTTGATTTGATCACCAGCCTGCTCCAGCTGTTGCTGTAACTGGCCAATAAGATCAGTACGCTGTAAGACGCCTTCCATATCGAAAACTTCTGTTTTCTTAAGTACTTCCTGCTTGTCGATAATGCCATTTTTATAGGCATCCATATAAAATTCAAGTTCAGCATATCTATTAGAGGGTAGGGTACTTCCTGCCACATACACGACATCATACCTGCCTACTGTGATATTGTTTATTACCTGAATCTCACCTGATTTATCATCTACAAGTTGTTTGTTGATTACGTACTCGCTAAGAGAGTTGTTTGGTTGAACGACTCTGAATGCCTTACGAGTGGTATATAATTGTTGCATTAAGGGTATTGCGATCTGAGCAACACGTGTTAAACCTGCTTCAATGTCAGCAAGCTTTGACTTGATCTTCCTTTGGCCAAATTCATCCAAGGATATCGTAGCCTTATAAGTTTGAGGAGCAGCCTGCGAATTCCCCATCATCATCTCATATAAACCTAACTGATGATCAATATCTGATTTAGCAGTAGTTTCATTATTATACAATTCGTTTGGAAGAGGCGTGGGTTGCACAGGCATAGGAGCTCCGTCTGTGGGATCGAATGCAATAGCAACTCCAGGCTGTGACCACTTTTCTTCAAACTCTTTCATATCCACACTCCCCTCTGGCACAAGAATTTTCACATTTGTCGAGGTAGTAGCATGTGCGATGATTAGAGACCGTGTTTTATTAATAAACTCCTGAATGCCCTTAACCATGCGCACATCAGATGTCGGATAGGGCGTTCGAGTATGTATATTCATAAAAGGCACAATGGGATACTTATCAACAGGTAGTACTCTTGAATATAAATATGTGTCTCCCATCACAACACACATCTTCACTCTTTCCACATCAACTTCAACTATTTCCAGCATTCCACGTTCAGCCAAATCTGCAAATGTCACTTCTTCAATAGGAATCTCAGGCAAAGGCTGATTGATGATTGTATTGGGATCACCTCCCTCACCGACAGTAGCCATTGCCTCCTGAGTCCTTTGCTGTTGAATTGCCATTTGCATTTGCTGGACTATTGCTTGAACTTCAGCCTCATTGGTAAGTACTTTCTCTCCATTAAGGAGCCAAGCAGGCTGCTCCATATACATCTTAAATTTATCCTCATCTAATAAATCCTCTTTGCCAGAGAATACTTCATATACGCGATATCTCTTAACTAAGAGCTTATAATAGCGTTCATAACCACGTATATATTCCTGTTCTGTGACACGACTCACATCTTCAGGGAATTGAGCTGCAAAGTCATTAGTAGATCGGCCTGTCTCAGGGGTATCCCATCTCTGGTCGCTTGCGGCATTGCGAATATTCTTTTCGTACATTGGATAAAGTCTGACTGCCTGCTCCTTTGTAAACATGCGTGATACGATTACATTCTCAGCATCATCAAAGAAGCGACTACGAGAATTTGGATCAACATATACATCCATGGGATCAATATCATGAATCATCACCTCGCCTTTACCCATGTCCTTCATTGGGTCTTGATATACATTAATAAATCCAGAACCCATCGTATAGTAGTCATCGACAACCTGACGCACAACTGAAGAACCGTCAGAAATATCATACATATAGGCAAGGAGGGCTGACATGACATTTGCAACTTTATTATCTGAATCCTCACGTGGAGCCACCCTGAATGATGGCCTGTTGGCTGTTAGCATAGCCTTAGCCGATTCAACAGCTGGATGTATACGATTGATAACTATAGGAGCCTGCCCTCGAGCATTCAGAGTATCCTCCTGATCTTTAGTCCATTGTCGCCCTAAGCGAAACTCCTTGTCTTCTTTTGCGTGTTTAGCCCAGTCCTCTCTCTTATTAGAATAGATATTCCAGAGATGGAGGGTTTCGTCTACAAAGTCTTTTTGTTTGTCGCTATTTTGATTGTGCGCCATGCGCGTAATTTAACTCCTATAATGTTAGCCAGTCAAGTACTTTTTTTATTTTTCCTGAATTTTCTTCATTTTTATTGAGTTCCTTCTGCCTACAGGGCTTATGCCCATCGAGGCCTGTCCATATAGCATCCATAATATCATCATGCCGTCCTTTGGGATAACTTAAGAACTCTTGTTGAGCGACTGTATCTTCAGGACGCATATAAAACTGCCCCTTGGCAAACATCGGCACTAAAGACATCAGTCTTTCGCTCTTACGCGTTCTTGGTTTAACACCCTTCTCGAGTCCAGGAATATACAGGTTATTTTCTGACATCAGCTCCCTTACCGCTGTCCTTAGAGCCTCCTGGTAGCCTGTAGTCTCAATTTTCATTCTACGTGGACGATATTTTTTATAAATATCGATTATGGTCCGAGGCTGATCAGCTGGGGAGATTCTTTTGCGAAATATATCAAGAACGTACTTGTTGTTGTTTGCATCAACTCCAATAGTCGCCACAACAAAGAAATCTGCTGTTATCGAAAGAGAACTTGCAGGATCAACTCCGCAGTACACATCAATCGGAATATCCTTACACTCATCTCCTATGGTCCTTGTTAGGCAATTCTGACCATTCTTTCTTTCAAAATCATAATGATGGAGTTTAATCCATTCTGGCTTAAAAGGCGCATCATCAGGAGACTGTGCTATATTCATATATTCCTGATAAAAGCCATTTAAGTTTCCGACAGCCTGGAACTCATTGCGAATCTCTATTATACGCTCTCTTGGAAACCTCTCAGGCCAAATACTGACTTCCTCTTCATCCCATATTGAATACCACAATGTATGCCAGGACGGTGAACCTTTAGCCCAGTATAGAAAACAATCCTCAGATATTACCGTACCTATTACAGCCATTTTGCCTTCATCAGACAAAGATGGTACTACAGCCTCTGTCATCCATTTTCTATTCTTGGCCCTAGCCTCCATCGTCCCAGCATTTAATTCTGACTCAAAATCATCAACAATAATGAGATTAGGACGTGTATCTCCTTGTATAAAACCCCTAACTCGCTGTCCTGTTCCAACAGCAACGATTCTAGCATTATTAGATAGAATGATATCATTCTGCGTCCATCTCTTCTCATGCGGAGGTCCTAAATTACCGAATATATTCCTAAGTTCGTCTGAATGCAAGATATGATGCTTAATCCTTGATAAGAAGTTAATACTCTGTGTTTGTGATTCTGAAATGATAACTATAAATAAATCTTCACTACTCGGCTTAAAAGCGCATCTCCAGAGAGGGTAGATGAGGGTGGTAACAGTGCTTTTCGCAGTACCACGAGGCGCAGCTATCAGCACCCTCTTCTTGTCATTATCGGAGAGAACACCATACACTTCATGATGAAATGGTGGTGTTATTTTGCGGAGGGCTGTAGGAAAGCAGTGCCTTCCGAACAACGCCATATTTCCCCGCAAGCGTTTTAGTATCTCCTTTTGCTCATATTTATCCTCATAATCCACTATTTATCTTCTTCCTTCGTAGAGGTTCTCTGTGCTATAATCTTTTTCTCCTCTTCAATAAGTTCGTCTAATAAACGCGTACTAGAATGAGCTTCTAGCGTGTCAACGGTCTTAATGAGATGCTTATCCTTCATTCCATGCATATCCTGTAGATTTTCTACAGCACGTAGCAGATTAGTAACATCTTTCTTGTTTTTAGCAGTATCAATGGTCTCTGAGAGTAAATCTAGGGTATAGTTCTCTGTTAGACCATGATCCTCTAATAGTTTTTGTAATTCTTCTCTTACCATTTGTTTAAACACCTCCGATTTCATTGTTCTCTTCCAACGCCTTCTTTCTGCAGGCGTAGATGATTCAAGAGCCCAATCAATAGCCAAATCATAATCAGGCTTTAAAGCAAACATTAAAGCCAGGTTTTGTAGTTTATCCTGGCCTTTTTGAACTTCTATTTTCGATTTACCCGTGAAAGTCGTATTTGACTTACGACCCCTGACAGTAAGCTTTTTAGTCTTATATTTTGGGTCATAAAACGTATATCCCCAAGGAAACCTAAGATAGACATTACTGGTTCCATGATTATTAGGATACTCCCGACGAGATATAACTTTGGCAACATAATCATCATCAGATACCGCATAATCTCCCTTAGTAGCATCTTTCCAGTATATATACTTAATCCCCTCTTCATCAGCCTCTTTCTTCTTATAAATTGTATAAGTTGTCATGCCAACGTCTCTATGGTCGATATTGAGCGTGTACACTATTTATCCCCCTGCTGATACTTCAATAAGCCACCTATAGGAGCTACACTCCACAGCTTGTCTA